TTAAATAAACATCCTGAGCACCATAAGCAACAAGTTGAAGAAGACCACCACCCATTTATGCTATATTCTTTATACTATAATAGGAGAAAAAAAAAGAATGATTAAATTTTAATTAGAATATGCTAAACCACCCATACCTGAAAGGATACGGAGGACATTATAATTAGTAGCATATACAAATAAAGTAGATTTAGTACTATCATAAGTTGTATTTACTCCTGAACCTGTTAATTTACTATTAGTAGAAGGAGTTGAATATACAGATAAATTAAGAATTGCAGTATCAATACGAGACATATTTAAAGTTCCAGATGGTTGATGTTCTTCAGGTTTTAATGCAAAAGAATAAATATTAATACCTGCATTTTTTGGAATATTTTCATGATGTTGATATGGTTGTATAACATTAAAATATAAACCATCACGAGTAGCAAAACGATCATTACCATTTAATACTAATTTTGCAGTTACAACAGGATTAGAAGGATATAAAAGTTCATTATTATTTCCAGTAACACCATCATAAGTTAATTTAGCTTCTAATTCAGGATAAGTATAATCTCCAGTTAAAGATAAAGCATTTTTACGAGTGGTATAATTGAACCAATTAGCATTATTATTATCACTATTAGTTAAAAACCATACTAATTCTTTACAAGGATGATTAAAATTAAGTTTAGATTTAACATTAGTAGCAGTTATAGCTTCTTCACCAGTAAATTGTAATTGTTCAATTAAATATTCATGTGATAATTGAGCAAATCGTCTTCTTTCATCAGTATCAAGGAAAATATAATCTACCCATAATGATGCACTAAATGGTATAGCAGTAGTAACACTAGCACTTTGACGACAATTTACTTCACTTTCAAAATTAATATTTATTTTTACTTCGTGATATTGAAGAGCAATTAATGGTAAAGCTAAACCAACATTACGGCAAAACCAGAATTCAAGAGGAACATATAAAGTATTTTTAATAGTTGTTCCAACAGTACCTCCATAAGCACCAACCATATCATTATAACCTTCTCGTTTTGATACTGGTAAAGTTAATTCATTCCAAATATATAACCAATGAGCATAATGACGATCAATGCGTTGTCCTCCAATTTCAATTTCTACATAATTGATAACTCTTAATCCAAAAAATTTAGAATAATTAGTAGTTCCTGATAATCTTAATTGAAGATATACACGATTTATTAAATCACCATTTCGTGATATTTGACAAGTAACACGAGAACTATATGCTGGATAACCATTAAAAGTTTGTTCTATTGCTTCTATAGCAAAATTTGTATGACGACGATAAACTGCTTTAAAGAAAGTAATTTGAGGATTACCAGTTAAATAAACATCCTGAGCACCATAAGCAACAAGTTGAAGAAGACCACCACCCATTTATGCTATATTCTTTATACTATAATAGGAGAAAAAAAAAGAATAACTAAATTTTAATTGGAATAAGCTAAACCACCCATACCTGAAAGGATACGGAGTACATTATAATTAACTGCGTAAATATGAATAGTTCCACTTACACTTGAACTATTAGTAAGTGCTAATATACTATTATCAATACGAGACATATTTAAAGTTCCAGATGGTTGATGTTCTTCAGGTTTTAATGCAAATGAATATACATTTATACCACAATTAGCTGGTATATTAGTATGATGTTGATAAGGTTGAACATAATTAAAATAAGATCCATCACGAGTAGCAAAACGATCATTACCATTTAATCTTAATAAACAAGTAGTAAATGGATTTACTGCATTACTATGGAAACCTGGTTCAACATTATATACAACTTTTGTAAGGAAAGTATCATTTGGAGTTAATGCTGAATAAGCATGAACATTACTATCAAAAGTTTCAACATTAAAAGTTGATTTTCCTAGAGCATTTTGTGCAGTAGCAAATGAACCATCACTTTTAATAGTATAATTATACCATTGATTAACGGTGGTTGATGAACTAAATTTACCAACCCATACTAATTCTTTACAAGGATGATTAAAACTAATAGTACAATTTTGAGTTGATCCACCTACTAAAGATTGTTTAAATTCTTGTAATTGTTCTATTAAATATTCATGTGATAATTGTGCGAATTTTCTTCGTTCATCAGTATCAAGGAATATATAATCAACCCATAAATTAACAGATGATAATTTAGTACTAGTAGCAGGTTCAACAGTATTTCCTCCACTTATTTGATATACACAATTCTTTTGATATTCAAATTCTATTTTAACTTTAACTTCATGATATTGAAGAGCTATTAATGGTAATGATAAACCAATATTGCGACAAAACCAGAATTCTAGAGGAATATATAAAGTTGTATTTGAAGCACTAGTTATATCTTGATCAGCACCTACCATAAATTCCCAAGCTGATCGTTTTCCACGAGGTAATGAAAGTTCATTCCATATATATAACCAATCTGAATAATGTTTATCTATTTGTTGTCCACCAATATCAATTGATACTGATCGTAATAAACGAAGACCTAAATAATTAACATATTTATCATTTCCAGTTAAAGCTGGAACTTCAACTTGTAAATAAGCACGATGAATTAAATCACCATTTCTTGATATTTGACATGTTACAGTATTTCCATAATCTGCTATACCTGAAAATGTTTGTTGAATAGCTTCCATAGCAAAGTTTGTATGACGACGATATACAACTTTAAAGAAAGTAATTTGAGGATTACCAGTTAAATAAACATCCTGAGCACCATAAGCAACAAGTTGAAGAAGACCACCACCCATTTATGCTATATTCTTTATACTATAATAGGAGAAAAAAATTATCTAATTAAAATATACAAATCCTATTTCAATTATATAAGCATATTTATAAATAGTAAATTTAGATATTATAACATATATTATGTTTAAAGATAAAACATCAAAAAAGCGAATATATAATAATAAAGAAATATCTACATTAGATGCGATGCATAATAAAATTATTAATAATTATTCAACCAAAATTATAGAAGAAAAAAATAATTTAAATAAAATTAAAGAATTAGAAAATATTTTTAACGATATTAATAATGAAATCTTTAAATATAATAAAGATGATTTAATTAATGATAAATATTATAATGAATTATGGAGTAGTAATATTAAAATTAAGGAGGATATTATTAAAATTAAAGAACAAATTAAAAATATCAATAATACAAATGAAATTGAATATTATGAAAATACTAGTTATATTTTATTTAATTATTATGATATGCTTGAAAAACAATCTAATAATTTTGTAAATAATGTTAAATATAAAAATAAATCTATTATCGATTCATTTAATTTATCATTAGATAAAGATAAAGATAAAGATAAAGATAAGGATAAAAATAAAATTAAAGATAAAAATATTGATAGTGATAGTGATAATGATAATGATAATGATAATGATACTTATAGTGATAAAGATAGTGATAAAGATAGCGATAAAGATGATGAAAAAATTATAGAAAAAAGTTCTCTTGTTGATAAATATCTTTCTATTACCAATAATAATCATATTAGAAAAATTCATTATGATAATAGAGAATTATGTCGTAATTGTTGTAATACTCTTACTTGTCTTCAACATGATGCTATTATGATTTGTAATATTTGTGGTTATCAAGAACCATTATTAGTTGAACAAAATAGACCTATTTTAAAACAAAATACTAAAGATATCTCTCATTTTAGTTATAAAAGAATTAATCATTTTAGAGAATGGTGTAATCAAGTTCAAGGTAAAGAAAGTACTGATATACCTAATGAAGTATTTGAAAAAATTTTAAATGAAATTAAAAAGGAAAAAATTATTGATACTAGAAATATTAGTTATAATAAAATGAGAGAAATATTAAAACGATTAAGAATTAATAAATATTATGAACATATTAATTATATTATTAATAGAATTAATGGTATTCCTACTCCACAATTTTCAACAGAACTTGAAGATAAATTATGTAATATGTTTAAAGATATTCAAGCTCCTTTTCTAAAACATTGTCCTAAAAATAGAAAAAATTTTTTATCATATAGTTATGTTTTATATAAGTTTTTTCAAATATTAGGACTTAATGAATATTTAAAATTTTTCCCATTACTTAAAAGTAGAGAAAAATTATATGCTCAAGACCAAATATGGAAAAAAATATGTGAAGAATTAAATTATATTATTATACCTTCTCTTTAAACTGCTGGGAAACCTATTAAACGGAAACCTGCACCTAATCCTACACCTTGACGAGCTCCTGCTGATATTGATGGTGATAATAAATCGAATATTGAAAATACACATGCTGCTGTTAATGCTATCATCCATATTTCACTTATTTTTAATTTTTGTTGTGGTAATGCATAAGCAGCAAGAGCTACAAATATTGCTTCTATTGCATATTTAAGTAATCGGATTAAAGCTTCCCATATATCAAATGTATAAGTAGCATCACTACCCATTATATCTATAATCTCTTTATATTAAATAAAAAGAAAATAAAAAAAATATATATAAGATTTTTATTTTATTTATATTTAGTAAATGACGATTGAAGAAACTGTTGTGTCCACTAAAGAAATCGATTTTCTTGATGAAGATAAACCTATTCGTAATCAAAATTATTGTCTATTATCTTTTTTAAGTCCTGAAGAAGTTCTTACTAATAAAGAAACCTATTATTTTTCTAAATTTTTAGATAAATTTGGTAAAGATATGCAAACTCTTCTTGATAATCTTGGTCATAAATATTCTGATAGTAAAGATTTAATTGATACTATTAAAAATAATCATTCTTATATTTTCTCTCAAAAAGAATTAGATGAACAATTTAAATTTTTTAAATCTGTTAATTCTGCTGAAATTGAAAAAGATTTCCATAAAGAAAATAATTTTGTAACTAGTGTTAGAGGTATTAAAGTTAGAGGTGTTTTTGATACTGTTGAAGAAGCAAAAAATAGATGTGAATTTTTAAAGAAAATTGATAATAAATTTGATATTTATATTGGTCAAGTTGGTTGTTGGTGTCCATGGTCTCCAAATCCTAATGATTTACAAGATCAAGAATATTCTGAAACTCAACTTAATACTTTAATGAAGCAATATAAGAAAAATATGGAAGATCGTGATGAAGTTTTTGATAAGCGTAAAAATGAAATTATTTCAAAAACTAAAAAAGAAGGAGATATTGTTTCTGAATTAACTGAAGAAGATCCTTGGTCTGCTCGTAAAAGAGAAATGACTAATGAAGAAGTTAAGGAAGAAGTTAAAGAAGAAGTTAAGGAAGAAGTTAAAGAAGAAATTAAAGAAGAAATTAAAGAAGAAGTTAAAGAAGAAGTTAAAGAAGAAGTTAAAGAAGAAGTTAAAGAAGAAGTTAAAGAAGAAGTTAAAGAAGAAATTGAAGAAGAACCTAAGGTAGAAGTATTTTTAGGAAGACAAATGAGCGAATAAATTTTTATATCAATAAAAATTATTCTTTTATTTTTATATAATAAATATAAATATGAAAGCAATTGTAATATTTATATTATTTTTAGGAATGATATTAATAGTTAAAGGATATTATAGTAAAAAATATAAAAATTTATCACAACCAAAAGTTATAATTAAATATATACCAAGAAGTGAATATGAAGAACAATTATCTGATGAACAAAAATTATCAGAATTTTATAAAGGAATGTTTGAAAATACACAACCAAATATTTATAATCCAAATATTAATAAATGATAAAGAAATATAATTTATAATTAGATTATAAATAAAATATGTTAATTAATAATTTAGGATTACTATTAATAAATACTATAAATAATAATACACCAACAAATAAAAATAAACTTTTTATTGGAATTACTAATTATAAAAAAGATTTACAAAAAAAACAAGATTTTATTAAAAAACAAAAAGATAATTATATTAATAATTATGAACAAAAAAGAAATGAAGATAAAATAAATTATGATGAATATTTACATAATCGTAATTTATTATTTAATAAATGGAAAAAAACAAAAAATCCTATAGATTTACAAACATTATTATCATATAAATTACCAGAATTATATAATGTTGATAATATATATACTTATGATATAAAAAAATCAAATTTAAAATAATACTTCTTCATCAGCTCCATAATCACCTAATCCTATAAAAAAACCTATTATTGAAGTAATACCACCAATAATATATAATATTTTATCAATTAATATTTTAATTAATGTTAAAGGATATTCAATTAAATTTAATATTAATAATAAAAAATCATTAATATATTTACCAATATTTTTAAAAAAAGTTGTTATTAATTCTACAATATATATAATTATAAGTAAAACATTTTTAAATAACCAACCTATACCAGTAAATATATAAGATATTAATACAAATAATGGTTTTAATTGTATAAAAATATTAATTATTAACATAAATAATGTATATAAAATATCACCTATTAATTTAAAAATATCTATAATTGAAGAAAGTATTTCATTCATTATTTTTTTATTATTCTATTATTTATTTATAGATTAGATATAAGAAAATGGAAGAAAAAAAATTTAAATTTCATTTTATAGCTTTTATAATTGCTTTTGCTATTGGTATATTATTTGTATATTTATCAGCACCTAAAAGAAGAATAATAATTAAATATCCTACACCTTATAATATTGATAAAATTGTTTATAAAAATGAAAATGATATATGTTATAAATATAAATTAGATGAAGTTAAATGTACAGATAAAGCAATAAATCAACCAATTATATAATTATTATTATTCTATTATAATAGAGAATGAAAATTAAAGATATTATAAATAGATTATTTTATACTGAAACTGGACAATTATTTATTAGCGGATTAATTGGTTTATCTATTGCTTTATTATTTAAAAGAGTTTGTAAAGAAAATTGTGTTTTATATATTGCACCTAAAAATACAGAAATAGAAGGTAAAATATTTAAATTAGAAGATAATTGTTATAAATATTCTACAATTAATGTTAAATGTAATGAAAAACCTATTTCTTATTATGAAGGTTATTTAACACCTGATAATATTATTAAACAACCTAACTTTTTTGAAAAAATGTTTGCGTAATTTTTTTTTATTATTTTTATAAGTCTTTATTAATATAATAATTATCTTTAATGAATATGACAACAAGTTTAGACGATATCCCTTTAAAAACATCTAAAAATAATGATAATATTGTAGATGATATTAATGATCCTATGGTTAAAGATATTTTAAATGAATTTGAACAAGAATTAGAAATAAATACTAAACAACAAATACAACCTAAAGAAGAATATACTGTTAAATATCAATCACAACAACAATATGATGATATACCTATAAAACCTATTAAAAAAATACAATCTAAAAATATATCTTATTATAATGAAATATATATTAAAAAAACTGCTATTATTATAATTATTGTAGGATTTATTTTTTCACCAATAGTTTTTTCTACATTAATTGAAAAATTACCTAGTTCTTTTACTCCTATTTTTCAAAATTATAATTTTTATATTAAATTATTATTATTATTTATTATTATTTATATTTTATTATTTTATAATTTACTTTAAATATTTTAAATTATCTAATTCATTTTTATTATCAAATGCCATATAATGAACTTCATCTGAATTTAATCCTTGTATTCCATAACCATTTTCTATTTTTTTTTTTTAATTTTATAATTTTTTTCATCATATATATTATTTTGAGCTTTATCTAATAATTCTTCTGATATATATGGCATTATTATTGAATTATTTTCTTCATTTAATGATACATAATGTTCTTTTATATTTTCAGTATTTGATTTTTTTTGTGGTTTTATATCTCCTATAAAATTATCTATATTATTATAATTATCCATTCCAAATGGTGTATATGCTTTTATTAATGGTTCTTTTAAATCTTTATTTGTATTTGAACTATTATTTATTATTTTTTGATAATGTTTAAAATATATTACTAAAAATATTATTCCTAATAAAAATCCTATTATTTCATCAAATACTACTATTATAAATATTATTAATATTGCTATTAATAATTGATTTATTTGTATTGTTAATACATTTGGTATATCTATATCAATAAATATTGCTACTATTAATATTATCAGTAAAAATAGACGAAATAAATCTAATATCATCTTTATAAAATATATATAAAATTATTTTATTATAGATATTTGTTAATATTATTTCTTTAATGGAAACTTATTTATCTAATAGAGGTTATGCTATTATTAAAAATGATAATAATAAAAAAATTATTAAAGATATTAAAAAAGATTTAACTGTCTCTCCTATTATTAATAATACTATTTCTTCTTTTAATACATCTAATAAAGAATATCCTATTTTTCTTGAAAGTGATAATAAAATTTATATTCCTAAATGTTATGGATTAAATAAATTTGGTATTCCTACTTTTAATAATATTTCTTCTGGTATTGATTGTCCTAATCTTATTTTTACTGGTACTTTAAGAGATATTCAAAAAAAACCTATTGAAGATTTTATTAATGCTGCTAATAATCCTATTAAATTAGGTGGTATTATTAGTGTCCCTTGTGGTTTTGGTAAAACTATTATGGCTATTTATATTGCTTGTTATTTTAAAAAAAAAACTTTATTTATTTCTCATAAAGATTTTTTAAATGAACAATTTATTAATAGTATTAAAGATTTTGTTCCTACTGCTTCTATTGGTAAAATTAAACAAAATAAAGTTGATGTTATTAATAAAGATATTGTTATTGCTACTTTACAATCTTTAGCATTAAGAGATTATGATAGTTCAATTTTTAAAGATTTCGGTTTAGTTATTATTGATGAATGTCATCATATCGCTTCTGAAGTTTTTTCAAATGCATTTAGAAAAATGAATATTAAAATTACTCTCGGATTATCTGCTACTTTAAATAGAAAAGATGGATTGCGTAAGGTTTTTGAATGGTATTTAGGTAAATCTGTTTATACTTATAAATCTGATAAAAATACAAGTGATATGATTGTTCAAGTTCATAAATATTTCTCTCCTTCACATGAATATAGTTTTATTAAAACCTTTTATAATGGACAACCTAATATTGTTTCTTGTGTTAATAATATTTGTAATTATAAACCTAGAACTTTATTAATTATTAATATACTTAAATCTATATTAATAAATGAACCTGATAGAAAAATATTAATTCTATCTGAAAGAAAAAATCAATTAAAAGATATTGAAGAACTTATTAAAGATAATCAAATTGCTTCTTATGGTTATTATATTGGTGGTATGAAAATGTCTGATTTAGATATTTCTGCTACTAAACAAATTATTCTTGCTACTTATCAAATGAGTAGTGAAGGTCTTAATATTCCAACACTTAATACATTAATTTTAGCTAGTCCTATTAGTGATATTCAACAATCTGTTGGAAGAATTTTAAGAGAAAAAAAAGAAGATAGAAAATATATTCCATTATGTATTGATATTTTTGATGAACTTTCTGTTTTTAAATTTAAAGGTTATAAAAGATTAAAATATTATAAATCTAATGGATATATTATTAAAAATTACATAGAAAATTTATTTGTTAATGAAAATAATAATGATTATGATGAAAATAATGATAATACTAAATTAGATGATAATAAAGAAATAAATATTTCTTATTTTATAGATGATGAATAAAAATAATAATATAACTATAATTTTGATTTTTATAGTAATTTGTCTATTTTTTATATTAATATATTTATATAATAAAAATAATAATTCTTATAATAAAAATATAATTCCTATACAAAATTTTAATCAAAATATAAATAATAATAATATAAATAATAATAATATAAATAATAATGAAATAAATAATAATGAAATAAATAATAATCAAATAAATAATAATCAAATAATTATTGATGAAATAAATATTGATACTAAAGGTTATGAAAATGAATTAATGTATATACCAAATAATCTTAAAGAAGGTACTTATATTTCTCAATTTAAAGAAATAGATTTATCTAAAATTCCTATTAGTAATAATCAAATTACTTATAATCCTCAACCAAAATGTTCTTCTAATCCTTTACCTTATGCTAATATAAATGTTAAATATTTATTATCTCAAAAATAATTTTATAATTCTTTTATTGTTTTAATATTTATTATATTATTATTAATATCTATATATTGATATTTATTAGTACCAAATGCTCTTGATAATCCTGTATCACAATACCATATTTGATTATCTATTAAAGTTATATTTTCTAATGCAGTATGTCCTACAAATAAATAATTTACATTAAGTTCTTTAAATATTTTTTTTGTTTCATTAATATTATTTTTATTTCTATTCCATAAAATACCTTGAGAACCAATTATTATATTATCTAATATTTCTTTATCTTCTATATTTATTTTATTATTTTCAAGATAATTTTTAAAAATATAATTAATATAAAATATATCTTTATTATATTTTTTTAATATTTCTAAATGACTTAATTTTAATTTTGCATGACAAAATAATAAATCTTTAATTTTAATTATTAATGGTCTTTTTGCTAATATTAATGATAATGAACCTTGAGGTTTAAATAATTGTTTTCTTTCTATTATTTTTTCTTCATTATTTTCTAAATTATTATTTAAACTTGATTGTGATACATATGAAAAATCTCCTATTATATTCATTAATTCATGATTACCTATTAATGATATACAATATCCACCTTTTACTCTTGCTATACTATTTAAATGTTCTGTAAAATAAATCATTTCATAATCATTTAAAACTTCCCAATTTTTATCATTATTTCTATTTAAACTATCTATTTGATCTCCTAATTGAACTATAATTGTATTTGGTGGTTCTGCTATCCATTCAAAATTATTATTTATTATTTCACTATCTATTAAAATAGATTTAAATCGTTTAATATCTCCATGAACATCTCCAATAATTATTATACGATTAATATCATTTATTTCATTTATATAATTATTAAACATATTTATATCTAAAATATATAAAAAAGTTTAATATAAAAACAAATAAATTATTTACAATTAATATGTTTTTTGCTATATTTTAAATAATTTTTGAATTATAATATTATCAAATTTAGTATTATCATAATCAGTAACATATTTATCACTTAAATAAATAATATTTGTTTTTTTTTTT